TCTTCATCATTGATAATGGTTACACTCCATGTATCAATAGTTCTGTCTCCAGCAACTTTAAAGATTCTTCCTCTAAAAGGAACATCGATAGAACCGATGTTTTGAGCAGGCAGATTAGATGCTTTACATAAAAATGCAAAATTAGTTGCATCAAATCCAGGTAAATTAAAGTCCAGTTCGTTAAGAGTCATCTCAACTTCAAATAGATTGGGGCGGGCACCGCCCCCAACCATTGCTGACTTAAACTGGGAAATTGTTCTGTTTTCTTTTTGTGCCATTGTTTGGTCCTCCTTTTGTTATTTAGATAATATTATCAAACTGTACCAGCTACTTCTTCAAAAGAAATACCAGTTCTTGTGGCAACAAACGTAAGAGTGATGTAATTAATCGACTTCGTTGGTTTCAGGAAGATGTCTGCTCTAAACTCATTATTATCAATAACATCAGGAGTGTTGTTTGACGAGTCACAAACAACGAGGAATCCATAGAGACCTCTCTTTGCCTGAACATCACGGAGGAATGGTTCAACAATGTTTCTAAAGTTTGCTCTTGTTAACTCATCATTGAGTTCAAAGAGTTGTGCTTCTGCTGCTCTTTCAAGTGCTTGCTCAACTGTAAGGAACAGGCGGCGAACATTAATTCTATCGAAAGCAGATGCATATGCGAGAGCAGTCTTATCACCGAAGAGAAGTGTTCCAATACCTGGTTTTGTGATAAAGGAGTTAATTCTTTGAGGATAGAGACGGTCTCTTTGTGCCTTACTAGGATTGTATGCAAGTTTAACAGCGTTATTGATAACACCGCGTTGCTGACCTGCGGGGGAGAACCATGGGAATGCAACGATTGATGTGCGGGTCATAAGACCAGCAACGTCAGCGTTTGCAGGAACATAACGGAATTCGTTATTAAATCTATCAAACTGATACTTATAACCACTATCAAACACCGCGTAAGAAGAAGAACTTAACGTGGAGAAGTAGTTGATAAGATTATCAGTTTGATCATTAGCGTTCGTTACGTTGACCAGATTAGTTCTGTGAGGTCCAATGACTGCCATACAGTCTTTTCTCTCTCCAGCGATAGCAATCAATTTGTTTGCTTTTGCTTGAGATTCTGCTTCAGTGTCGCAACCAGGACCCATGATCAGGTAGTCTACCTCAATCTCGTCTCTGTTAGAGAAGAGATCGTATGCTCTCATTGTATCAGAGAGTTCTGACTTCATCGCGCCTCTAACGGTGCCGTAATCAAGACCGTTAAGAAGAGGATAGGTGACGTTACCAACTGAGGAGAATGTTACTCCTTGTGCATCTTGACCGAATTGACCATCTGAGACTGATACAGGTGCAAATGCGTTTGCGTCTCCACTGGTGGTAGTAAATCCAGTTGCCCTTGGTGTTGTGCCATGTTGTGCATCACCTGCGAGAGAAACGTTATATCCAGCGTAGATGTTTTCTGAGAAATCTGCGATATAATCTTTGTAGTAAATTCTCTGTGGAGCATTTACATTAGAGATCGCATCATTTGCCTTAGAAAGACTGAGGTGTTTCTCAATAATATTACCTCTAATTCCAGTTACAGAACCGGTGTCATCGGCAACAACGATATGAATTGCATCGTTATAACCCTGTCTATCAGTAACGAATACGTTAGTGGTTGGTTTAGGTGCTAATGTTTTCCAGAAAATAGTCTGGTTGTCAAGACCTAAAGTTTGCTGATCGTACCAATCTTTAACTGATAGAGAAACAGGAGTGAATGACTTAGCACCATCTGTTCCAGATCCGGTATTTACACCAGCATTGACAGGGAAGATTGCGTCACTTCCGTCAAAAGACTTAAGTCCGTTTCCTTCAGCGTATGAAATTCTTGTTTCAGTTCCTGCGGAAGAAACTTGAGAAACAATCTTAACTTCAATGGTGCTCAGAGAAGCAGTGGTTGAAGTGTTAACACCAGTGATGATACCTTTAAGTGCCCCGGTAAAGATTCCCGTGGTTCCAATTCCAGGTTGTACAGCACTGATCGCAGCAGTAACACCAAATCCAATTGAGAAACCTGAGGTTGCAAGACTGGTTGTGTTAATACCAATAATTTGGTCTGCTGCATCATCGATGTAACAGACTTTCAGTTGATCTGCCCATGAACCAGGGTTCTTAGCAGCGTATGTGAATGATGCGTCAGTGGTGTGGTTATTCTGATAGTCATCATAGTTGTAGACTTTCAGGACAGATGTTGATGCAATACCTACACCAGCATTTGCATTTCTTAAATTTGTATTTGCAGTTCTTGCTACCTTAAGGACACCGCCATAAGAAAGAAAGTTAGAAGCACTCATCCAGTATTCATACTGGGAATCGGTAGATAGTGGTTTACCGAAAGTGTTAATTAACTCTTGTTCCGTGCTGATGTCAATAGCTTCATCGACAGGTCCTATTCTAAAAGGACCGGCGATTGCACCGATATTATCTAATACGTTATCAGCTCTCCCTACAGTTAGGTCAACCTCCCTTACCAATACTCCAGGAGATAATTGAGGAGTCGCCATGTTTTTGTTCTCCGTGTCTCATATACCTGAAAATATTTATTAAAAAGACACTTTTCACAGGGGAAACATGACGTGAATTACCAGTCTGGATATTCCCATCTATTATCAGATTTTTTATTTAATAGTATTCTCTTTATTGTACAACCTTTACATTCATAAGAATATGAAGATGCTACAGGACCTCTATCTCTTCTTGTTCTATAAAATCCATCGATTAAATTTTTAGTTACACCACATGTTCTACATTTTCTATCCTGTAAAAGAAGATGTCCCAGTTTGATTTGACCATCAAGATCCATTCTTTACTTCTCCAATAACCCAAGACCTCATACCATATGGTACATCATTAATTATTTCTTGAGTCAATTGAATTGCATCTGGAGGGACAACTAAACAAAATCCAATACCAAGATTGAATACATTTCTCATCTCTTCCTCAGCAATGTCTCCCGCCTGCTGGATCTTGTTAAAGAGTTCTGGTCTCTCCCAAGCATCATAGTTAACATCAACACTAAGACCCTTTGGAAGGCATCTAGGGAGGTTCTCAGGCAGTCCTCCACCTGTAATGTGTGCCATACCAAGGATAGGAACATGATCAAGTAGGCACTGGATTAAACGGGCATAGATGGTGGTTGGTCTCAGTATTTCTGGCATCTCCTTATAGGAAATTAAATTTTTATCTATCATATCATTTATAAGTGTGTATCCATTACTATGAAGACCACTACTTTCAATACCAATGACTACATCACCAGGTCTGATGTTACTACCATCAACAATATCATGCTTCTCTACAATACCAGTACAAAAACCAGCAACGTCATAATCAGTTTGTCTATAATGCTCTGCAGTTTCTCCACCTATCAATTCCATTCCAGCCATAGCACAACCAGTATTGACTCCATACACAATATCACTCACATTAGAATCAAGTGATTTGGCAGAGATGTAGTCTAGAAAATATAATGGTTTAGCACCAGAACATATAACATCATTGACGCACATAGCAACAAGGTCTTGACCAATAGTGTTGTAATCATCAGCAATTCCACAGATGTTCATTTTAGTTCCGACGCCATCAGCACCAGATACAAGTACAGGTTGTTCATATTCTGATGGGATTTCCATCATTCCACTAAAACCACCAATCTTAGGCACCAGTACTTTTAGATACTCTACGAAAGATCGACCTTTAATAATATCAACACCAGCAGTCTTATAATCCATTAGTGAATTTCTCCTTTAATAATTTTCTCACGGTTCTTTAGTTTCCATACAATATAATCTATAGTAGGGACACACTGGGGATTCCATCCAGCAAAGGTGGAGTGTTCTCCACTTGGAATCTGCCAACAGGGGGAGTCATCGTTTTCAAGGTCTAGTGACTCACGATATGCTTCGTCACCGAGTAAAACAACTGCTCTCTCAGCAGCATTCAAACTGGTGAAGCAAGCAAATCCATTTTTCTTAATGATATCAGGGATGTGATGCTTCACTTATCTATATTCCCACATAAAAGATCTATCTCCATATTCATCTGCTTTAAACCATCTATCTCCCTCATCATCTGTAAAACTATCGTCATCTAATCCATCTGTCATAAAACCAAACGGTGCCATGTCTTGTTCAATTTGATTTTTTTGTTCATCATACAATCTTTTTCTTACATCCTGATCAGTCAATTCTTTAAAGTAGTCCATTTGGACTAACCAAGCGTAGATGACAAGGCACATAGCTAAGTCGTCGTTACATCCCTCTTCTGCCTCAAAAGAATTACTTTTTGAAATAAATGTAGTCAACTCTGAGATAATCTCATAATCAGAGAAAATAAGTTTATTTTCTTCAATCAAAGTCTTTAAATTAAGAGATCCAACTTTCTTTACAGTCTTGGACATCTTAACCCCAAGTTGAGTTTTCTTACCAGAAAATCCTTGTCCCACAATTTGACCTGCTCTACCTCTCATTGAACACATCAGTAAGTTTTGATATTCTAAGTCATATTGTATGATACTTGCAACCTGATCACCAATATCATTTACCTCACATAAAATATATGCTTCATTAAAATTTTTTGCTACTTCATAGATGATATTAGGAAATAGCATCGGTTTAATTTCATTGTTCCTATATTTGGCAACAACTTTATGAGGAAACTCTGTAATATCGACACAAACAAATGCAGAGTAATCTGCTCCAACACCTCTTGCTACGTCAACTGTCATTACATAATCATGATTATCTTTTGGTGCCTCATATACATCCAATCCTGCATTTCGTTTAATTGGATTTTCATATACCAATGATCTCAACTTACTTGGTGCAATTAATGTATCAACTGATCCTAAAAACTCACACTCAAACTCAACTTTAAATTGTGCTTCGGATGTGTTTGCAATTGTTGTTGCTTTCCACTTTTCATCTCTACCCGGAACTTCTGACCAATGAACATCAGTAGGAACGTATTCATTTTGCGATCTTTCCGCATCATGCCACATACGGTAGAAATGATTCATACCATGTGGAGTGGAAACTATGATGACTTTTGTGCTTTTACCAGAAGTAATAGTAGGATAAACAGATGCAAAGAAGGAATCTGCAACATGGTTTGGAACGAATGCAAATTCGTCGAGGAAGAGGATATTGAACGACATGCCTCTGACAGCACTTGCAGACGTAGAAGCTGCCAGTATCTTACTGCCATTTTCTAACTCCAATGAACCTCTGTTCCATACTAACACACCCTGTTGCATCCACTTGGGCAAGTTTTCATATGCAGTCTGCAATCTTCCTAGAAGTTCTCTAGCAGTCGCTGCTTTGTTCGCAAGGATGCCAATATTAACAGAGTCATTGAATACCGCATAATGAAGAAGATAAGAAACAACTGTAGTACTTTTGCCAGTTTGACGGGGCATTTTACAGATGTTAAATCTATTTTCATGGAAATTATTAATTAATTTTTCTTGAAAGTTATATGGACTAAAAGATACTAATCCTTCATCAAGAGAAACAATCTTTACATAATTTTTAGCAAAATAAACAGGATCTTGCTTGCATCTCAAAAATTCGCGGATTTGTTCTTCCGTAAATTCAATAGATGTATTTGCTTTTTTTAGATTAGGATTACCAAGATATACTTCACTCATACACTAATCCTCAACAGTTCCAAGCACGCAATGATTTATTGATTCTGCTGTCTGGATCTCTTGCAGTTTTAGCAGAAGTTAATTTCTTTTTCATTCCTTTCATTCGAGCGCAGAATGACGCTCTACGGGGATTTCCAACCTTCTTGCTTGGTGCTTTAAGGTCAGATCCTGGATTATCTCTTTCGTAAGATTTGCGTCCTTTTTCGTTAAGTCCGCCTTCTTTATTTTTCCCTGATTTTTTTGTCCATGCTGCTGCTTCTGCATGGAGAACCGGTTGCCCTGGTTCATACTCTGATACCTGGTAGCTTTGTACTTTTGCGCCAGGATATACTGTTTCGATTGAAGATTGAATCTCCTTTCTACTTGGGACTTTGACTGATGGGAAGAACATTTTAATCATGTATCCCTTGCCTCTCCAATTGAGAACAACGGCAATAATATTTCCAGTTTTTGAGGGAATTCTTACTGCCTCTTTAACTATGTCTGGACATTCTTTGTTGCCATGCACCGGACATTCTTCACCTTTATGGTTATGCATACAACCTTTCTTTTCATCAATAAGTTCAACTTCTTCTTTCTTGGTTTTCTTAACGCAGTTTGGATATCTTTTTCCAAACATAGTTTTCATACCTTTCTTTTCATAACCAGCCCAACACTTCTCATCAATTTCAAATTCTTCTTTCTTAGTCTTAGATTTGTTACCCCAGTTGGCAGCACCAACTTTACGACACTTGACTAGTGCTCCTGACGCATATGCACTTGGCCAAACAGAGTAGCGTGATTTGACTTTATGGTAGCAAGCATCTTTCTTGCCTTCCTCTATGTCAATTTGATCACCTACTTCAACATTGTTTTCTTCAAACCATCCACGATTTACTTCTAACGCGCACAGAACTTCTCCCTCAGAGAAGACTGAGTTTTCGTCCAATGGTTCTAATTGTTTAATACTTTCGATTGTTCCATCCTCTTTAATGAAAGCAATATCAAGAGGAATTCTGGTTTCAGTCATATGGAATGACTGCTGTGCAACCTCTTCAAAGATAAAGAGCATTCCACTGTTTATATCCAAACTTTCACGGAACATAAGACCTAAGTTAAAGTCTCTAATATTATTAGGAATCTCAATTTGAAGTGGTAGTGTTGTAAATTCTTCAGTCTTCACGTTGATTGCCTTCCCTTTTCTATTTGGATTTGGATCTTTTGCATTTTTTCTACGAAACGCTGCTTGCTCCTCATCTTTAGAGAGATTACGTTTCATTTTACTGGAACCACATTTTGGTTTTGTGGTTTGTCCTGGTTGCTTGGCACAAGGTTTTCCAGCGTATTTCCCACCCAGTTGAACCCAACCAGGCTTGCCATCACTAGACTTACTCTTGCCAAACCAGTCACGCAGAGAAGAATCACCACTTTTCGATTCACTTACTCCTCCACCATTACCATT